GTCCTTTGTCGTTCACGAACTTTGTCGCATTTAGACCCAAGACCGGAACACGATCATAACACGCTACAACAAAATTCCCCGCCAATCCATGTTCAAGCATATAATACGCATTCGGCAAGCAACTGAAATATACGGTCTTTACAGTTAGCGAAGTCTGCCTTATAGTACCTTCGCCAATCCCGATGTAATAATCGATGATCGTCCCGGATGTCTTATCGACAGAATGTGTATTCTTCAGTGCGGAGATTTCATCGCCAACGGCCTTCGCATCTGCGGCTTTGTCTTCCTGCGTTAATGTCTTATCGGTTAATGCAAAGCGCAGGATTGAAGCTCGAATGGCGGCAATATCATCATCCGTGAGATTCTGATTATCTACTCTTGTGAAATTCATGGCAAAATAAACCGCATTACTTGGAACGAGGATAATATCGTTCACAACATAGTCCGTTCCTTTGATATACCCGGTTCCAGTGTCCATATCACCATTTTGATCGTAAAGCATCAGATTAAATTTATAATCCGAATTGTTCATCGATATGGCATATCTCACTCCTGTTCCATACCACAGAGATGAGGTTCGAGCATAGTTAGGAGAATTATATTTTTTGCCATCACTAAGCCTGACATATTGCCCTTTTGCCAAATTCGGAGAAAATGCGATAGGAGAGAGTTGTCTTATCGCAATACTTTTAAGAGTATTTACCTCATCAACAGGCGGAACTACTCCGCTTGCGATTTTATCTTCAGTGACTGTCCCATTCGCAAGTTTAGCGCCAGTCAGTGACCTATCTGCAATCGTAAGCGCCGCCATTTCCCCGGCATCAATTTTTGCCTGCACAGCCGCCTGCATTGCTTCGGTCTGTAAAGCAGGCTTATTAACATCGTCATAGCACTGCGAGATAGCATTTACGATCGCAGTCCGAACGTCTTTTGCGTATATTTTGCTCCTTATATATTCAAGATATGTGCTTATAGCCGACATTATTTCCTCACCTATTCAAAACAAATCCACCATGTATTTTAAGCGGATACCATCCGGTAGCCTTGCCTTCGCTGTCAAATCCTGTTGCAATACAAACTGTATCTATATTTGATCCATTGGTTACTCTCGGCCCGGCACCATCTAAAACAAAATATTGACCAGAGTTACTGCACGTAATGCCAAAACTTTGTGTTAATCCAAAGTCTACCGTATCTGACCAAAAACTTATCTTATGCAAACCTTCTGATCCATGCACAGAAATTATACTGTGTCTCTCATCGGTGCCATCACTCTTGACTTTTCCCCCACGGATTTGACCATCTTGCATTTCGCAAAAATACGTCTGTCGATTGATTCTGTCATAATAGTTGCTTCTGAAAGTTCCGGTTTCAAGATTCCAAGACGCCTTTCCTTCTACATCTTGAATTATACCTGCTTTAATCAGGTTTGCAAATATGATGTTCGAAAAAATCTCCTGTGAAGCGAATTTCCCGTCAATCGTCATGGCAAGTGTCCATGCAGGATCAGTAGGCGATTTATACCCGGCATTTGAAAAACGGATGCCCCTCATGGATAGCTCCATGATGTTTGTAGCATCATCTTTATCCGGTGCATCCATGTATAAATCTCTCAGCCATAGACCGTTTTCATCAAATTCCGAGAGCTTATAGCCGCCGTATTCACCCGCAAAGGTAGCCATGATGTTAGCAATTTCCCCGGCTATGACCTGCTTCATCTTGAGCGTTTCCTTTTGAGCGATTGCAACAGCCTCACGACTTGCGGCATTAGTGCGCCCGGTCAGTGTGACCTTTTTAGTTCTGAGATTTGCAGACAGTACGATCTTTTCGTCTTCCGGCTTTAGTGGCGTCATCGTCATTTCAACAATCGGATAAGTCGCATCCAAACCCACAAGCGGTACCTCTACTTCAATGCGATCACCGAAGCAGATAGCATCAATATTTACATCCGTAGCGGCTAAATCTGCTGCAGTGAGCTTGAATACAGCGCGTTCGAACTGCGTTTCCCGGAGATATGTCTGCGCCATTGTCTTTAGCTCAGACGGGCTTGTAATACCATCATAAACGATCTTTGCCCTGTTATAGCCGTAGTTCGCAATAGCAGTTGAATTTCCAAGTAAATAGTTATTTCCGCTGTTTACGCTCGTAATATCTACACGCTTTTCGAACTCGCTGTCCCCCTGATCTTCAAGCCTTGCGCCGTAAGGTTCGACAACCGTAACGACACTCTCAGCCGAAAAGTCCTCAGTATAATCCAGTAAGTTATCTCCGAGGGCAATTTTCTGCGTGCAGAACTCGCCGTATTCTGCAAGCGTTACATAGTCAAGATACAGATTGCCGTTCACATGTCTCAGACGGAGTACGCCGCCATGCGGATCAAGCAGATTGTTCCTAATAGCTTCAAGCGTTGTCTCTTTATCTGTAACCTTATCGACCAGATTAGACGTATTCGGTACTGTAACATATCCAAGCTGTATTTTCCTGCTGTTGTCATCAAACATCTGTTCATTGTGAATAGCAAGAATCTGGCTCAGGAATGTGGCGTGCGGAATATTCCCGTAGTTGTGCGAGGGCTGTATACTCCGACTGAGAAAAGACAGCGCACCAAGAGCAACAATCTTTTTACTCATGTCAAAATTGCGGTCATACGCCTTTACTTCACCATAGAAGACCTCGCGTCCGTCTTTCTTGACCGTGAGCGTTGACTTTCCAAGTGATATGCTATTATACAGAGGATTGATCGTCGGGATAGATAACTCAGCCCGACCTGCGTCGTTCATCTTTAACGTGATTTTCGGATCAAGCACCACGCACTGTTCATCCCCCGGATAGTACAGTGTTTTATCATCAAGTAAGATTTCGTATATCATAATCTGGACTCCTTATAATTAATCACAACAGTCGCAGACCCGGTAAAAGTAAGCGTTACGTTCGTAGCTCCGCACACCGTCAAGTCAGGAAAACGATTTTTGCCGCTGACAAGTGTATACGTCTTGCCGTTTCGGCTAGAACGCACCGTAAATGTGTTGGACGTGATATTCGACACCGTGAAGACCGGAACAACCGGACTTCCGCCCTTCTCAATCACAAGTTGATAGCTGTCTGTAACTGCCAGTGTGCCAACATAGCGAAAAATAGTAGTTTCAAAATTCACATCATCCCACCTAATCTCGTCTTGTGGTGAGGATTTGCTGTACTTATACGGTTCAGCATCAACCGAAATCGTGATTTTTCCAAGCGCCTTACTCACTTCCAGATCAGACAGTACGCACATGCCGTAATAGTAATATGACGGGTCTTCGGGGATAGTAACCTGCATATACTGTCCATGCAGATACTCAGCCAATGCGCTGTACACAAGATAAAAACGGTCAGGATCAATAAGCTTGAAATCGAACTCAATTTCCCGATTATCATAAAACGTCCTGCCGCTGTACTGAGAATAGTCCAGTACGCCGTCCCGGAACGGCACGTTGATTTGCTTTTTCTTGGGCGACGGAGCGCCGATGTTGCGCCCCGTCATTAAAAGCCCGAAATCCTTATAAGTGCCTTTATTTCCAAATAAAATCTGATTTATACCGATCATTGTGCTGCCTCCCACGCGGCAATTCTGCCTAACTCTTCATTCACAGACGGAGCCAATCGCCCAGCCCATGCACCATCGTTGAAGTAAATATTCCGATCCGCTGACAACTGCGGGAGATACTGCACAAGCAGCTCATACAGCGCCGCTGTCATGTCACCGGATCTTCCTGCGCCATTTCCGCTCATATTAGCAGTAGCCGACATCGGTATGTCGAATGAGTCCATCGTAAGAGCATCCTGAATAGCTTCCATCGCAGACTTGGCACCGGCCACCATATCATCTTCCGGCATGTTTTCCTCGAAGCCCATGCCAATACCGAGTGCCCAGTTCTTACCGATGACATCACGTGCACGTCTCGATGGAGACTTGATTCCGAGCCAACCAGTAACCGCATCCCACGCGTCACCGATTGCACCGAGAATCGCGTCTGCCACCTGATTGGCAACGCCGCCAATACCACTCACAATACCCATGATGATATTGGCACCAAGAC